CTGTCCAGGCTATGCACCGCCCCGCAGTTCGGGCATTTGATGTTCATGACTCGCTCTCCCATAATGTTCGACGTTCAACCGTCTTAACGGTCTTGACGACTTTCCGTTCCCATCTTCCGCAGTGTCGGCATTTGCGTGATTGTTTATTGGCATAGACCCATTTGTGATGCCATTTAGTTAATGCACACACTCCGACACGTTCGTATTCATTCCATTTGACTTCAGCGACAACCTCCGCTTCAGTGGTTCTAACAAAACAAAAAGTCTCAACTTTTTCGGAGCCGTAACAAATCCTGCTGCCAATAAAATCTTCAAGACCGTCATCAATAAACCAGCCGATATACCAGTCAAATCCATCTTTAAACTTAACAATTCGTGGATAAGCTCCTAAAGTTTCAATCAGTTTGGATTTTTTCTTCAAAAATCGAAAAATATAGTCAATGTATTTAGGGTCTTTTTTCGGGTTGAATTTTTTGATGTTCATTGTTTATCCTTCCAAACATCACCACCAGCCTGTACATTTCCATTGCCTTTTACAATCTGAACATTACCTGCCAAGTGATTTTCAAGTTCAGCTTGTTTATCGATCCATGCTTTAAGCTCTGACCAAGTTTCAAACTTAGTTCGCTTGTCACGAATCAACCTGCCCAACTTAATGCCCAGATAAGACAAAAACATCAAACCGCTGATAAATGTCCAAAACACTGAGGCTGACCAATGGCTGATATACACACAAAAACTCAACATCAACCCCGTGAAAACATCCTTGATGATGCTTTCCAAAACACTTTCACTTGCGTTGTACGCGATAAAGTTTTTACTTCTGATTTCAATCATTTAACCACCCCAAGAATCGCCAAAAACGCCACAAGGACAACAATCAACCCAAAAAACATACCGCAGGCATCCAAAACAACAGCTTTAGTCCGCTGCTTAAACCAGTTTTCAATCAGGCTCATCAGTGCCAAAACCACCAGTGCCAAACCAATCAGCCCGCAGATCAAGAGATAAATCATCATTCCAATGCTCATGACGCTTCTTCCTTCAAAAACGTTATCCAATGTGTCTGTGTTTGGTTTTGCTTATGCTTCATGCTAACGTGCCCAATAAGTGGTTCTACGTTAGTCAGAGCAAGAATCTCTTTCACAGGGATTTGATTTTCACTCCACTTAAAAATCAATATGCCGTCAGGACGCAATACCCGGAAACACTCAGCAAACCCTTTACGAAAATCTTCTCTCCACTCATTGCCCAACACCCCGTATTTTTTTGCAAGCCAAGATTTTTCTCCCGCTCTTTGTAAATGAGGCGGATCGAAAACCACTACTGCGAACGTGTTGTCAGGAAAAGGGATATTTGTAAAATCCATAACCACATCGGGATTAATTTCCAGTTTGCGCAGATATTTCCGGTCTTTCAGTAGATGGATTTCTTTGCGTTTATCGCCGAAAACAGCTTCAGGGTTATTTTTATTGAACCACATCATCCGGCTGCCGCAACACGGGTCTAATACCTTCATCACGCTTCCTCCCATAAAGTTATCGCCTGAGCCAAAGTTTCCGCCTCCGCCGTTTTCCACATCCCGTCCGGCGCACGCGCAACGATTACAAAGCCTTCACCGTCCTTCTTCATGATCATCAGCTCGCCACGGTCTTCGACCCATTCTGCAATTTCTTTTTGATTCATTTTTGCTCTCCAATTTGTTTCACGCCGTCTGTACCATTCATGGCATGATGTAACTGCACTTGTTTACCCGATTCCATTCCTTGAGCTAATGCCCCATATTCCATCTTTGACCCTTGGAGAATTGATGATTTCGCATCCCTTGTTTTCGCTTCGACCATGTCCGGAAGTTCTTTTTTTTGTATCCGTCCATAACGGCTTTTTCTTCATCGGACATCTCAAATTTTTTGACTATCTTCCAAGCACCCATAATCCAACCATTGCAAAATTGGTCGGCAAGATAAGTTCTATGTGCTTGCTTTCTTGCTCGGCAGTTTTTTAAAAATTTGCGGCGTTCGGCAGAAATCTGCCGATAAACTACATCAAAGGCATAGGCTGAGATTTCTGCTCTATTTCCAATGCCGTAAAACATCATCGTCTTCCCACGTTGGTAAGATTGGCACCCAAATATATCGGCAATCATATTTGCAACGCCCCATTGCCAATCTGCTAATTTAAAGGCCATTCTCCGATCAGCTCTTTGTTCAGAGACTTCAGATAAAGCAATATCCACAGCATTGACTTCATGCCTCTCCATTAAAGCCTGCGCTTGCTTTAACGCCTGTGCGGCCTCGTGTTCATTTGCCGACTTACTCAAAGCCAAGCATTTCTTGATTTTGTCTAAGACTTTCTCTTTATTCATCTTAAATCCTTTTAAATCAATACCTTACATTTTCAATAAGGCAAAAAAATATAGAGCAACATCAACGCCTTACCGTTTTAATTGTCGTCATACCCGTCATGGCATTTGCCTATCATGTGCAACACAACGATTCGGGCCAGCATTTCAAGCCAAATCCCCAGCAACACCAACACAGCCAATCCGACAACAAACCAAATCATTTTTTCTCCTCCTTCTTCTCGGCAGGCCGTTTAAAACGCGCCTGATATTCCTCGATTTCACGCTCTCTATTTTTTTGCGCCATTCGCGCCGTCGCACGCCTGCGGTGTTGTCCCCAAGCCTGCCAATCCGTATTACGTCGTCCGAAACTCATTTCACACATCCTTTCACAATCGCCTTATCGCCATATTTCGCGCGGATTTCCTTAAGCGCACGTTCCAAAGCCTCTTGTTTCGCCGTAGGGCTCAATGGCTTATCGCTCATAAACAATACCTTTCATTTTTTCTTCCGTACTCATCGACTCGTATTGCTCGCCCAAGGCTTTTGCCTCCAAATCCGCCAGACGCTCGCGGCGCGACATTTCCAACTTTGCCGCCGACACCACCGGCTTAGAGCAGCTGTGCAGCATCGTTCCCACCAAAACCGCCCAAAACAACAACCAAAAAGCCAAACCGATCCACTTGGTTTTTCGTTCGCAAAACAAATTAGACATTTTCCTATTTCCTTATAAATCAATTACTTAATATTTTCTCAAGGCAAAAAAATTATTGCGTACCCAATCCGCCTTAACCTGCGCCGCCCATTCCTTGGCTTCCTCTTTGCTCTCGAAGCGTTTCCG